GCATCTTTCATAAGCTCATCTTTGGCGATATAACTATCCACACAATCAAATTCCCCATTCCAGTATAAATCATAGTCCATACCAAGCCATAGAAAATAACCTGCCAGTTCAATAAGGCTCTCAGTCATAGTAGAATAGGTTTTACCACCTATTCCACTATCTTGAAGTTTTTTCTTTCTTTATCCTCTTTCTCATCTTTGTTGAAGTTAGGTATAGCTTCCATCATCATTTCAGTTAATGTTTCAAAGATTTCCTGCACATCATATGTTGTATAAAGTTCATCAAGCAGTTCATTTATCTCCTTTTCCTTTAAATAAGGCTGTTTTGTGGAGAAAGCGTGACCCACAACCATATCCATACTTGTTACAGGTTTGTTCTCAATATCTGAAAATGAGAAGCCGTCAGCTTCAAGTTTCTTGATAGCATTTCTTGTGTACATCAGCGTGTACTCAACACCTTTTAATTCTACAACAATTTTCTTTGACATCTGTTATTTCCTCCTTTTTAAGCTACAGTAGACCAACTAGGTTCACCGGTTACTACAACATTAAGAGTTGTGGTAAGTACGTTATTTACTGACGCACCACCAAAACCAAGTGGCTGTGGTTTACCTGTGAAATCCATCTGCTCTGAAACGGGTGCAGGTACAAGTATTCTGAACCATACTGCTTTATCCTCTGTTTTAGCTGTTTCGTAAGCTGCATTTAATGTTTTGACAGCTGTTCTGAACTCCGGTGTATCATTAGCTGTAAACGCTAAAGCACCACCTGTATCTTTCAGACCATCAATATATGTTTTATACTCCTGATTATCTAAAGTAGTATCTTCAAGAGTATCGGGTGCTGAAGAAATTTCCGGAATTTCTGTTATACCGGGAATTGTTACAAAGTCAGTTGTAGGCTTTGTACCTTTGGTAGTTTCTACAGCATACTGTAATTTTATACCTTGTGTATTCTGCGACATAGATTTTACCTCCTATATAAATATTTATGAGTTTTGTCTATCACGGCTTCAACTCTCAATATACCTCTTTGTATCGAAGCATCTTCTGATACAGGTAATATTGTAGGTGAAACATTTCTGATTAAACCAAACTTCTTTACAACAGCTTCTGTGATTTCATTGAGTATGTATGTACAGGTATTCCTTGCGGAATACACCTCGTTTTTCACATTCTGTTGTGTGGTATAGACTTCAATCTGATAACCTATGATGCTATATTCTTCTTTATCCGTGTAAGTTTCCATTTGCGGTAGATTAGTTATTTCTTCAATCGTTATATAAGGATTGGAATAATCAGGGTTATCCACCGAATATGCTTCAACTATGTTTTCAGCAGGAATATGGACCTCAAACGGATATTTTTGCAGATATTCAATTATTTCATTAATTATCGTAACCATTTGCTGTGTAAAATCTCCTTACTGTCTCTAAACATAGCTTTAAATATCTCAAGTCTTGCTTCATACATAGCCTTTGTTCCAACCATACCTTGTGTGAATGTCAATTCTCCGGTCAGCTTGTTTTTATAAAACCAACCTTTTCTACCACCGACACTACGTTTATACCTTGTAGGTGTGTAGTATTCCCAACCGGCTTCTCCGGCTAGAGGGTGTGGACTTTGCTGACCCATCATACCAGTACCGAACTCTATAAAAGCAACATCTTCACCTTGATTAACAAGTTCCACATAGTCAGTGTGTTCTAAGATGTAAAAACCGCCTAACTGGTTACCGTCAAGACCCATTACACCTACAGATGCTGTTTTAGCTTCTGCGGAGTTCTGTCCCACTCTAGCCAAGTGTTCCGGCAATTCTGTTTCCATAGACTTTACCGCTGATTTCAGACTGTTAAGTTGCTTGATTATCTCATCACAACCGTCTGCTCCCCACATCACCTTTATGTTACTCATAAGCGGCTCTCCAACATAATTGTTGTGGTTTCGTGCTGATTACGGATTGAAGATACCTTATAATCAGCTTTTTTACCTTGTGGGTCGTTATCAACAGGTACATCTATAAACAGCCGGTCGTTCTTGGTTATCTCTTTTGCATATGCATTGCGTATGACGGTCTTATAATACTTTTTATCAAGCCGACCACCGACTGCTACAATTTCTTCATCTGACATACTCACAAGACCCATTCTCATAGGTTTTGGTGTATCGAAAAGTTCAACATTCTTATCGGTACTGATACGCTTAATCAAATAGACTTGTTTCTGATTTCTTTTTAGCATTACGCTTCACCACCGTTACTTTACTAGGCACTCTAGCAAGCCAATCCGGTACATCTTTGTAAACTCTGTTTACTCCGTTCTCCTGATGAGAAGTTTCACCCTCTGCACCCTCAGTTGCTAGATACCACTTAGCACCCTCGATGATGTTAAAATCAAACCTTGCCGGAACATCGGCTGTATCATCAAGAGCAAGTCTGTTCTTAATCTGCTGAGTTGCCCAAGATATAGCATAATTAAGTTTATCATCTTCATCAATATAAATATCCAAGTCGGTATTGGCTATGATAGTTTTAAGCATTGTCTTATATTCTAAAGCCATAAATATACCTCCATATTAAGAAAGGTGAGTGTGAGTAACCACACCCACCTTTACTGATTAACCGTTTGAAACGATTTTAGCCATTGCAATCTCTTTAGGATTTCTAGCAAGTGTCCAGTTAGCTGTTGCACCAAGCTGAACTCTTGTAGGAGATGATGTGTAACCTGTTGACGGTTTAACGAATGAGAATCCGTTAGGGTGGATTGTCTGTCTCTGTCTAGTCCACAGAGTTTCCACACCACCGTCAGTTGCTTCATCTCTTGAAACAGATGCAGGGTGGTCTACAGGTGCATCAGCTGTTCTCACGCAACCAGTACCAAGCAGGAATGTTGTATATTCCATAGCTTCAGTTGTAGTGTTGAGAGAAGCCGGAACTCTATCGTCAATAACAACAGTGAAACCGTTAATATCAGCGATGTTAAGAGTTCTTTCGATGCCCATAGGGTCTGTGTACTTTCTGTACTGTAACAGGTCTTTTGTCGCAAGGTTTAATGCAACCTTACTGTGCATAATAGCAAGTGAAAATTCTCCTGCATTTTCTCCGAGTGCTTTCTGAGCCGCTTCAGCTACTGTGGCATCACCAAGTTTATTTGCATCTTCAACTGTAGCCTTAGCTGAGAGTGCAAGGCTTGTAACGTGTTCTGTTGCCCAAGTCTTAGCATAACCCTCAGAAGTTGAAGTAATACCGAAGATAGCGTTAAGAATTGCAAGCAGTTCTTTCTGCTTTTGGTCTTGCCAGTATTTTGCAACCTTTGAAACGATAAAACTCATTGGGTCTGCTCCACTGTTGAAGTCAGCAATGAAGTCTTTAGCCTTGAAACCTTTTGCTCTACCGAAAACAACTCCGGTTTCGCTTGAACCCTCTGTTTCAACAGTATCAATCTTAGTTGCACCGTCATAGTTTACCGGGTCTGCTGTGAAGTTCTTATAGAACGGTGCTGTATAAATATCAGAACCATTGCTGATAAGATTAGCGATAACAGCATCGCTAACAACTGCTCCACTCTGTAACATAGCATTTGTTACTAAATCTTTTTCCTGTCCCCACTGATACAGAAACAGTTCTGAATCAAAAGGATAATTAAGATATGTAGCCATTAAAAATACCTCCTAATATACTATACCCCCATTAATTCTTTATATGCTTCGGGGTTTTCAGTCTTAAATTTATACTTTTCAGCATAAGTCATTTTATCGAAGTCATCTTTAGTCACAGTATTATTTGGTGGTGCTTTAGGGTTAGGAGTTTTGTTTTTTAACTCCTCTTTCAGCTTAGTTTCGTATTTATTAAGCGTTGACAGATACTGCTTGGCTCTGCTTTCAGTACCATCAGCGTCATCACTTACCACAAACTGCAGTGCGGTTTCCAAATCTTCTGCATCAAGATTTGCTTCGCTGAGAATATCCTTAGCAAGCACTTTGTTCTCCCTCAGGTTCAATTCTCGTACCTTTTGCTCGAACTCAGCCTGTCTTTGCTTTTCTTTTTCTTCTTCACTCATCGTAAGTTCTCTTGTGATTTCTTCTCTTATTTGCTGTTCAGTCTTACGCTTATCAATGTGAAGTTTCTGAGATAAATCATTTACTTTTCTGTCCCATTCGGACTGTGAGTAATACCCCTCTTTACTACTAGCTTCCGCAAAAGCTTCCTCTAATTCTGCTCTTAATGCTTCATCTTCAATTCTGTTAAAATCAAAAGCCATAACTTATACCTCTCTTTCCGTAATATGTACCCCCGAAGTATCCGTTTGTACATTTATTCCGTTATTATACAAAAACAGTATATCTTACGATATACCGTTTTGTAAATACCAAAAGTTTAAATTTTCAGAAAATTTCTAAAATTTTACTCATCATCATCGGGTTCTTTTCCCTCTTTTCCCTCTTTATTAGGGTCAGTAGGTGGTTTATTTGGTTCTTTGTTACCGTCAGAACCCTCAGACCACTTCTGCTGTGCAAACAGTTCAGCCTGTTTCATCTGTGCTTCTTCCTCATTGGCTTTCCATCTGTCAACGAATCCCACAATATCTGTTGTGATGTTCATAGCCTGTGCTATGTCACTCTTATCAACTTTCATATTATAGAGCATAGAACCTGCGGTAGTCTTGGTCTGAAGATTATCGTTCTTGTTCCTGCTGAACATCATATCAACATCAATCATCTTAAGGTTCTTAATCAGACCCTCGTCCTGCATCAGCTTGATAGCAACCTTTAACGACTGTCTCTCAGCCTGTTTCCAAAACAGCTCCTTGTTTCTAGCAACCAGTTCAAGGTCTGCCCAACCGTCACGAAGTTTAACCGCATCACCGGTATCACCGCCGCCGCCACCTCTTGTCTTTCTGTCGGGTATACCCACAACCACTTTATAGGCTTCTTCTAGGTACTCTCTAAGCTGTGTGACTGCCTGTGGATTTAAACTGCACTGAATGTATTTACCGTCTTGATTGATACCCTGTTCTCCGGAAAATACAAGTATATCACCGTTCTCAAGAGTTTGTACATCATCGTGTTCAGCCGCCGGAATACCAAACAGCAGGAGTATTGCTTCAACAACCTGCTCCACATCATCTAAGCTGTTGGAAGTTGTTAAATTTATAGCATCAAGCAGTGTTGTAACCATTTCAAAGTCACCCATTCGCCACTGATTGTTTTTATACTCAACTATCGGATTGCCGCCGTGCTGATGAAGCGTACTGCTAATCATATCCTGCACGGTGACCGTGTTATTGGCACCTGCTGTCAGATACTCACAAGCCAGTTCGTTTGTGTAAGCAATGTATCTTCTGCAAGGCATATCATTATCATCTCTGTAATCAAAGAAATTTACAGACAGCACCGGACTGTGACCTATAGCTGTGGAATACACCACGAATGTATTAAACGGTGACAGAGACATCAGATTAAACGGTACTTCATTCTCATACCCTGCTGTATCAACCAGTGTGCATTTATAACCCACACCGCATATACTGCAAAAATCCTCAACCTCCTTGTCAATGGTTGCCCTGTTCTCAAGCTCCATAGCAGAATTAAGCTCCTGTATGGCATCTGCCACTTCTGCTGTTCGTGCTGTGTACTGAAGCGGTGTACCCATAAAATAGCCGGTTGTGTCACGAACCGTAGACCAAGCATAATTTAAGCACACTTGGTTATTAATATTAGGTCTTACCCGTTTTTCTTTTTCCAATATCGGCTGTTTGCCTAGAAAATAATCGGTCAGATACCTTATATCCGTCACATTCATCATATGAGCCGTCATAGCATCTGTGATAATCTTGGGTATGTTTTCTATTGTCGGCTCAAGACTTGTATATATGACCTTTCTGCCGAATGTTTGATATTTACCCTCTACAGACATATTTACCACCTTTCCGCAACCTACAGGTTGCCATTTCTTTTGAATTTAGTCACTTTACAGTGACGTACATTTGTGTTCTTATAATCTACCGCCATAGCCATACTGTCAGCGGCATCATCGTGTAGATTCTTACTTCTGAATGATATACTGCACAGTTCTTTCATAAATCTGTTGTATTCCTCATCTCTAAAATCCTTACCCCTATAATACACTTTCTTTATTTCGGGTATATACTGCTCAATTCTAACCAGTTTACCCATATTTGTAGGTGCTTTCTGTGAAGTTATATTACACATATAACCATAATCATTTCTCAGTATCTCATCAACCTTATCAGCATACTCATCACCACCGTTATTGGCTTCAAATCTGCCCGATTTACAGGAGTGCTGAAGAATCTTACCCACAACTCTAGGTCTTGTAATTTCTTTATTGCTTGTATCAAAGACTACATCGTGAAGATACCAGTCATCACCGTACGCATATATTACAGGCATTGAAAGACTGTCTCCACCACCCCAAGCAACGTCTGTGACAAAGAATATATCATCGGGTTCACCGTCCGGCAGAACACCGTTGTAATACATCAGTTCATTTGCCTTAAGCGGCATACCCTCTTTTTCCACAGGGTTTTGAAGATACAGACACGAAAAATCCACCGGGTCGAGTGATTCCTGTCTTTCTCTTATCTTCTCATCTGTATATCTGTCAGGGTGGTCGTATAAAAAGTTACTATGCTCATTTTCGTCCCACACCGGAATACACACAAACTCATACTTTGGGTCATTTTCGTGTTCACTCATCATTCTGCTTATCGGGTCATACGCAGACCATATAGTACCGAGCATTATCTGTTTTACATTGTCACCTATCTGTCTTGTGGTAAGTGTCGATGTGTAGTCCTGCCACAGCTTTTCAAGACGTTCCGGAGAACGAGCCACCTCAGCGTTCTTCACAAGGTCATCGGTTATCAGAAACTTATTCGCTCTTGTTCTACCTGTAACAGAACCCCCAAGTGAAATCATACCTATTGTGGGGAAATCACCTCTACGTCTGTAACTTATCGTACCGTACTGAGCAGATGTTACAGGGGCGGCTCTCTCACCGAATATCCTTGTATGCTGATACTCAAAATCATCGGTCAGCATATCCACAACGCTGTCATACATCATCTTAATCATACCATCTGAATATGATACATACATATTGGCACTCATAGGATAAACTCCTGCGATATATGCAAGCAGGAACTTGATGAGCGTACTTTTTCCTGTACCGGGTGGCATCGAAAGCGACAGCAGTCTCATATTCGGGTCATTCATAAAGTTATCAAGCTTAGTAGCTAGATGAAGCTCACCCTCAAGTATCTTTCTGCGTGGTAACCAAAAACGTGCGTTTTTCTCTCTGTTCCACTCTGTAGCTATCATATAATCGTCAAAATGTCTTTTACCTCTGATGCAGTACGCATCACGGACTATATCAAGAACCTCTGTGTCTTTTCTAGCCACAACTGTACCTTGTTTTATAACAGTCAGTGCTGTGTTATCAGCTTTTTCAAACTCACCTAGATTTTCATAAAGTTCAGCAAGCAAGTTCATCTTTCTGAATCTCAGTTTGTCGGGCATATTAATTGTCCGAATCTGCAACTCAAGTTTTTTCACATCTTCTTTTATCTGTCTTATACCGAAATCCTCAAATAAACTCATCTGCATAAAGATTATCTCCTTTCCACAGCATTATAACATCATCTGCGGTATTTTGACAATATAAAAAGAAACAGCAGACCAAGTGGTTTACCTTTAAGGTATTTTGGGGGAGGTCTACTGTTTCCCGAATGGAAGAATTACAAACAATGAAACAAATCATTGGGTTGTCATATTATAATATGATACCGCCGGCACACTTCACTCTCGCAAAAGAAGTAATTATTATATGAACCAAAGAATGTCAAAACAGACTTAAAACATTATCAAGGAATCTTGGCGGTATCATTTAATTATGTGACAATAATACCATCATTACAGTCTGTTGTCAAGAACAAATTTACAGAAAATATTTGACATATTTACTGTCCACAGGCTATAATACCCTTGTCTGATACTTTTTCTCATAACATATCTGTTGTTTCCTTTGAAATTGCCGTCCTGCTGTGAAGCAGTGCGGCTTTTTCCTATTGACAGATTAAATCTGCGGTGTTATACTAAAGATGCTACTTTTGATTTGCCACATTTGAGAAAGATGTGCCATTTTTCACACAGAGAGCCGGGTTCGTTCAATTTCCCGGCTCTTTTTCTTATAAAACAAAAGAACAGGTCTTAATGAACCTGTTCTTTTGCGCTTAAGTTTTACATAAAAGGATAAATTGGATTTAAAATGTTATTAAAAAGAAACATTTAGTTATGAAAGAACCAACAGTGCCTAAACCTTAGAGAACGTGTCCAGTAATTCACGAAGTTTAGGTATGTACTCGGTTTCAAGGCTTTTCAGATATGTAACCCATAGCCTTTCTACCTTACTGTTAGTTATTTTATCAGGAAGATAGGATATGTCCTCCTGACATATACCATATTACACTATTATGGGAATATTGTCAACACTAAAAGTCCTTTTTGTCAAAAAATTTTTTTTCAGAAACAGTAAAACACTCCGCAAGCGAGCCGGAGTGTTTTACCTGATTCAAACAAAAGGGACGAAAGTAGAAAAAATATATGACAAACAAATTCCTACAAACCCAGTTTACCACAAGCTCATAAGGGTGTCAAGGAGAGTTATTTAAAATTTGGTAGGATAGAGTTGTTTTGCGGGATTGACGGTGTGAGGTATTTTTATGATGTTGGTGATTGGGTGGGTTTGTAATATTGGTAATGTGGGGTTCTTTTTAAAATTTTAGGTGGTGAGACACTTGACTCCCCCTATTTTCAGAAAATTCAGAATAGGGGGAATGTTCTAAATAGTCTGACAATTCAGTACCGGAATATTCGAAATTTTCAGAATATTCAAAATTTTAAAACAATTAAATTGTGTGGTATGGGGACACAATTCAGAATTGTCTGACAATTCAAACAAATATCCCCTCGAAATTTTCAGAATATTAACAATTGTCTGACAATTAAACAGCTGTTTCAAATTGTGTGAATTGTAGACACAATTATAACAATTATAATTAAATGAATAAATATAATCACTGTATATATTTGTAATGTATAAATATAATACTGGGTATAATACTGGGGATAGTGCTGTAGATACAGTGCTATAAGTATAGTGCTGTGGGTACGGTGCTATAGATACAGTGCTGTAGGTATAGTGCTATATGTACAGTGCTATATCATAAGACACGCTAGAACCCGTCTATTTTCGTCTTAGACAAACGATATTATATTTTAGGATATGCAATATTACCAAAATAGAAGTACGTCTTAAAACGCAAATTAAAGCCTTGTGATACCATATAGAAAAAAGGACGGTGTAAACCGTCCCTTTGTTCCTGATTATAGCTTCTTTGTGGCTTCTCCAATTAGACCAATTAGAAAACCCAGTAGAAAAGCACCACCTAAGATAATTTTGAATACCATTAAACCACCTACCTTTTACTATTTCAAAACAACTTCTTTCGTGCAATCCAGTATACTAGTGAGAAAATCATCACAAAACATATGATAATAATCTACAACCGTCCCGCAATCATACCACTTTGAGCCGTCCTTTTCATATACCGTCATCGTTGCTTCATCAACGTAATATTTCCTGTTCTTTGCGTTGTAAAGTGGAGCAGTACAGCAATCAGTTTCGATAACGTAATCGGGTAACAATTCTGCATATACTCCAGTAGGTTTTTTGATTGACTCTTTAACTGTGATATGCCTTGTGTCTGTATCACTGTACCAGTCACTGTACCAGTCACTGTAGAATGACCTATAACCCATATAGCTTGTGTTACTGAATAATAAACCCTCGTACTCTTCAAAATTGCCTATAGTAACGATTGAGCCGTCCTGTGATAATATCGCAAGCTTGCTGTCAATTCTATGCTCGATTGCGTCCTGAATAACTTCTGATTTATAAAAATCACTCTTAATTGTTTTGTACGGCGACAGCTCATTTTTAATATACGTTGCCGTATCTGACAGACCCTTTTCGATATTAATATCAATTATCCCGTTGTGAGCCACGGCTATATCACAGCTCTGCTGTAACTTCAGTAACTTTGACCTTTTGTTACTGAGCGGGAACGGGTGGGTCAACTGCGGTTTTGTTCCACCTGAAGTAGTTATTCTGAAGTGGTATATGAACGGTGTGTTCTGTACAGCGTTGCCCAGTGACTTGTATACCTTTTCAAGTGCTGTCTCGAACGTCTCCAGTGTCATCAACCCTTTGTGGATAATAACACGATTATTCTTGACGTAAGCAAAACCCGCTCCATTCGGATTAGCATAAAACATATTTTCGATAACTTCTTTTGTAGGTGCTTTAACACCCTTGTTTTTAACGCAAATGATACACATAATTTTTACTCCTTTTCTATCCTTTTGTTTTGACTATAAATATCTATCGAATAACGGCTTACACCTGTTATCCCATTCGGTTATATCTACCACACCGCAATTCATACACTGCTCCAACGTGTGATTATTGGCATAACTGCATAATGCGTTGACAAAATACAATCTATACTTAATTAAGCTAATATCCATTGTAGAACCGAAAAATCTGAACTCGACAGTATTCTTGTTCTGACTATTCAAAGCGACATAACGTCCGTTACTTCTCATTCGGTCATAGATACAAGCATATCGTTCCTCAGTATTATCGCAATAATATACTTCTGAAAAATTAACAATGCTTGACCACTCATCACAGCCGTTATATCGTCCTGATATTTTGGTTATGATATGTTCGTTTTGATATTCCAGTGACGTTAAAATCATATTCATTTTCGCAACGCTGTACTTGTTCAAACTGCCACGATTAACGTGTATGTGCATTCCACAGCTGTCGTCATCATAAAAAGCGGCATTGGCTGTAGTGTTAACTACACGTTTGATAACGTCTGTCGTCATCAGGTAATCAAGACTCATTGGATTAGTGATAAACTCATATCCATATGGCTTTATACTGCTGTCAGACTCACTATAAACGTGTCTATCATAACCCTGTCTTGCTAACTCTGACAGAACGTGTTCTACAGCATTGTTCAGACAATCACTTGTGTCATCGTAATCATCATTGCAAAATGTATCCCGCAAATCATCTGAATGAATAGCATACTCGAACTCGATACCGAAATATCTTGTTCCGCTGTCTGACTCACTTGCCAACGGTGTGTTCTTACGACTTGCATTGTAGAATAATGGGGCGTCGGACGGTATGTCGTGATAATATCTCGCCCGCTTGTATTCGTTCGTTAGACTGTCAATACAGGACTTACAAGAACCCTTTGCGTATCTCATTTTTTCGCTTGACGTTAACGGTGTTTTGATTGCCTTAAAATCAATTAATTCTGACTTTAAAACATACTGACCACAGATAGGGCATTTTGTGTACTTTTCGGCACACGTATTACAATACTGTGAGCCATTAGTATACTGCTGTACAGTATGATATTTTCCACAGCAATTACACCTTTTCAGACCACCTAAAAATGTGTCTGAAGTGACCTCACCATATAGGTAAAACTCAACTTGTACGGCGTTTATCATCTGATTAACTTCTAACTGGGCTTTTATCTCGTCACCTAGTACGTCATAATCTCTATGGCAAAAATCGTGTACGTTTCTTACTGTGTTTGTACGTCTACCCGTTGTGGTAACGATAATAGCGTCATTACTGTATAGGTTGTAATATACGTCTACTTCTGATACCTGATTTTCAATAAACTCTTGACACTCTATAGCAGTACCCGCAAACACCTTTTCATTTTCTGAAATAAACAGACCTTTATCTGTTCTACGATTGACCCAGTGTGTCGGTCTTTCCTGATACTCTTTTGTTGCCATAACTTCTTTAACCAATTCTTTCGATAACATTGTTCTAACTCCTTTCGTTATCCTATATGTAATTAACTTCTGTGCCGTTCGGCAATTAGAATATACTATACTATTGGCAATTTTGTCAACACAATATTGTTAAATACCTATATTCATACTATTATGAATATTCAGATAATTTTACCCAGTGTTATAAATATTCATTTTTTATAAATAATTATAATTGTATAAAAATGTATAACTATTCAACAGCTGCGGCTTTTTCAGAATTGTCTGAATATTCTGAAAATTTCGAAAACGACCTTTTCAAAAATTTTCAGAATCTTTTGAATTTTCTGAAAATTTTTAAATTGTCAGAATCTTTTGAATTTTCTGACAATTCCCGGAAAATTAATTGTCGAAATTTTCAGAAAATTCTGAAAACATTGAAATTGTCAGAATATTTTAAATATTCTGAATTTTCAGAAAATTGTGAAAATTCTGAATTGTCTGAAAATTCGGAATTTTCTGAAAATTTGAAATTTTCTGAATTTTTGAAAAATTCTGAAAGTTGACGGACTCCGGGGTGGAAAAAGTTGACAGAGTTGACGGGGTCTGAGAGTTGACGGAGAGTTGACGAAGTTTTCTGAAAATTCTGACAGCGTATAAGTATGCAGACCGCTGAGAGTTGACGGTAGTTCTGTAAGTAACTGTAAATTTGCACCGCTGAGAGTTGACCGCTCCGAGAGTTGACGGAGTGTGAGAGTTGACGAGAATATACCCCTAGAACCCATCTAATTTCATTTCTAACAGAGTAAAACCCCCAATGATGATATATTACATCAAAGGGGGTCTAAAATCGCTTAAAACGGAAAATAGAGGGTCAAAATCTACTCAAAATCGTCACTTGGGAGCGAATCTATCAGCTCTCTTTTGGCTTCGTCAGACCGCTCAAACCCAGTGTTTTCAACGTGTTCGACCTTATCGACCATACCATAATAATTTTTGGAGTAGAAGATATAAGTGACTGGATTCACACTTCCCTCCATAACAGCATTAGTCAAAAATGCTTGCATAATAGTTTTCCCTCTCTTCACAAGGTCTTTCTTAAAAGCACCATACTCTCCGCTCTCCCACGCTCTAACTGTCTGAGTAGTAATTCCAAAAGCTAAAGCAAAACTCTCCACAGTTGGTTTAACCTCCTGCTCAATACAGAAATTGAAATAATCATTGAACCGAGTCACAAACTCATCTTCAGTCACACACTTAGGCATAGAGGATATAGTCATAATATTCTTCAGGATAGTCGAAGTCTTGGTTGGGTCTATCTCAAAAGCAGTAGGGAAATTATTCTTTCGTCCCTTGACACCTTTCTCTCCTCTCTGCTGTCTTTTCTGTTTCTCAATCTGTGTACTCATTTTCTTATCAAAGTCTTTGAGTGGTTTGTCATTCCCATACGGGTTAGGCATACTCACACACCTCCTTTCGCAATTTCAACAGCATCATCATAATCATATTCATTAAACAACATAAACAACAAATAAGTTAAATTCATCATCATTACCAATATTTAAAGTGAACAGTATGCACCCTTTCGCCTATTGTTGGCTGTACTATTTTCAAAAACACCCTATTTTTCAGAAATAATTTCCAGTTATGTTATATATTTTCCGTTTTTAACCCTATATTTTTTTTGAGAGCAATACAATAGAGCAAGGGTGCATACTATGCACTAAAATTTTAACCTGAAATCCTCAAACCATTGAAATTTCAACGATTCAAGCTAGTGAACAGTTGATTTTCAACTATGCACTAACTATGCACTAGATTTTTTACAGCATTATCCAATTAATCTAACAAAAGCCAATCATCTGAATTTAGTGCATAGTTGGTGAACAGTTGGTGCATAGTTGAATTTACCATTTTCTGTCACTTTTCAACAGCAAACTAATAACTATTTACCAGTTAATTCCTTTTCAACCTTAAGTCCCTCCGCATAAGTTTCAATGTGATATTTCTGTTTTAAGGTGATAATTTTACCGTATTCTATCATAAGTTTTCTAAGATAATCATCTGTCATTGTGGACAGCTTATCACAAAACCAAAGTGAGAGGGGGCAGTCGGGGCAGGATTCCTTGTATTCAGCTTTTACTTCCGGGTAGCCGGAGTAGAAACTGCATATCGTCTCAGTCATCTTTATAAGCTGATTCAGGCTTAAATCCTCGCCCAGTGTTAGAGGTTTACTGTTGCTTTTTCCACTCAGTACCTTAATCTTATCGTTACATTTTCTCATTACTTTGTGTCCTTTCCTGTAACCGTAGCGGTGAGGTTTTTGTATTTCTCAATCCACATATGCCTGTCGGCTCTGAGTATATCCATTGCATCTTGAAGCAATTTGCTTTCTTCTCTCTCTTTTAACAGTTCAGATGTGACATCATCTCTGATTCTTTTGAGTTCTTTGTTTTCAGTCATAAAATGTTCACAAGTGTCTTGTAGTATACCACGCTCAGTTCTGAGTTTTGTTATCTCGTCATCTTTTTCCGTTATAGTCTTAGCGGCTTCGTTCATTCTATCATTGTGAACAGAACTTCTTGTTTCTAGTTCCTGTTTCAGCTTATCAATCTCCTGTTTCAGCTTCTCTATTTCTTCATTGGCATTACGGTAATTTTCAATGAAGTGAAGTGTTTCACAATGCTGTGAGTGGTTCTTGTCTTTCAGAGCGTCTATCTCATCTCTGTACTGCTTAACAGCGTCATCGTAGGTCTTTTCCCATATAGCACAGGCTATGCTCTTATCGTCTTTGACTTTCTCAATATCTGTTTTAAGATGATTATATTCAGATTTATACATCTTACAGAATTCCTTTTCTTTTTCCAGTTCCTCAGTAAGCTGTGATACAGTCTGAGATAATTTCTTGATGTACTCTTTATCTGACTCAGCTTCAAGACCGCCACAGTCCGTTACTTCATCACCAACTATGTGAACAACTATCTCAAGACCGTCAAGAGAACAGTCCTCCGGCAGAGTGTCGGGTTCTCTAGGTTCTAAAGCTCCTAATTCTGCCCCACAAGCGGCATATCCGGCAAGGTCGATATAATTATCGTCCTTGTGCTTTCCTGTAGCTATACGGGCGATTTTAAGCAGTGACATCATCATAGCAACATCTTTGGGTTCAAAGCTGTAACCGCCGCAGTATGTTGTCCACAGGTCTGCTATTCGTCTGAAGTTATCTTCCGGTGAACCGTACTGACCCTCTCTGTCTGTGCAGACTGTTTTCTCAGCCTGTTTAAGTATTTCTTTTCTTGTAGTCATAATCTGTGTACTCCTTTCTTTTAATTAACATTATGTATTATCTCCACAACATCACTGTTGCTTCCATCTGATGTGTAGCTGTCCACAGTAGTATCGTCATAGGTCTCATCAAAGTCATCTATCATCTTCACACCACGATAGACAAATCCTGTGGACAGTTTGACTTTTACAGGGCAGTATTCTTTGATGCGTTTTCCGAATTTTGTCTGAGTTTCTATCGTATAGTCGTGGAAAGTTGCCCATTGTTTGTAAGCCGTGTAAAGTTCTTTGGCTGACAGCTTATCTGCCGGTTCATTTGTTACAAGCACACAGTCATCAAAGAACTGTCCCACAGAGTTCATTTCTCTCTGATAATCTTTAACTGATTCAGTAACAATGTCGGGTTCTCTCAGTCCCCCGGCTTTCCAGTCTTTAAGACCGTCCAATGCCCAAGTGAAAATGTCGGGCAGTTCCGCTAGGAGTTTATCTTTAAGATTAACATCTTTTTGTTCATCGGAAAAGGTTGCAAGAAACGGTATGAGTTTCACACGTCTCCATATACCGAGGTCTGTACCTCTGATGATAGGCTTGTGGTTTGTGGCAATCCATATCTTAAACTGCGGTATGAACTGAAACTCGTGTCCGTAAAGGTAACGTGCCGTAACCACTTCACCGCCGGTCAGATGCTTGACAAGGCTTTCGTCAAGTGCCTGTTGTTCGTTTGTCTCAACCACAGTTACAAATCTTGCAGACTGAAGTCTTGCTATATCGGAGTTGGCTGAACTGTCTGTTGACTTCATCATAAGGGTCTTGGCTTCTGCGTTCTTGGCATAATCTCCAAGTAGAGCGGTTACTATGTCAAGAAAAGTCGATTTACCGTTAGCACCCATACCATATAAGAAGAACATACACTGCTCCGATGTGTCACCTGTAAGTGAGTATCCCACACAACGCTGTATGTAACGGGCAAGGTCGGCATCGCCGCAGGTTATCTCATCTATGAACTGAAGCCACCTGTGGGGTGTTCCTGTTCCAAGTTTCGTCTGCGACATCTGTGTGAGCATATCTGAGGGTCTGTGTTCTCTTAAGGTCAGAGTGTCCAGTTCCAGTGTACCGTCAGACAGATTAAAAAGATTCGTATCGGCATCAAACAGACCGCTGTCACAGGCAATGGGTTCAAGTGCCATAGCTTCTTTTAAGGCATTTTCTTTACCACGATGAGACTGTGACTTGTTTATCCATTTGAAATATTCTTTTCTTTCTTCCTGCTCGTCCTCTGTTTCCGAGGGCAGTATCATAGCTTCCTCGGTCATAGAACGGAGCATATCATTAAATAATCTCTTAGTACAGGCTGTAGTGTCCTCAGACCAGTGAGTGCCTTTCCAGTTATACCATCTCTCGTTTGTGTGATTAAAACGGGTCAGTGTTCCGAACATATCGGCAAACCTTTGTGCGTTACCCGAATCGTGAAATCCGTACTTCGTACAGGGTATATATTCACCGTTCGCATTTTTAACCATCACAACTGCGTCTTTGTCAAAATAAGTGGCAACCGTTCTGTTGTTTGCTGTATTGTATGTTCTTGGTAGATAGTCTGCTCGTTCGGCTTTGCGTTTATGCGGTTCGTCTTTACTGTCAAAATATTCAGAACCCATAAAAACATCTATGCAGGTGTCCATATGTCTGCCGAACCAAAATACAATTTTCTGCATAAAACCCATATCATCTACAGACTCATCACCTGTGGGACGTTCTCCGTTGTAATAAGCGGCAAATACAGGGTCTTTCATAGCCTTTTCAAGCTGTGCCGGCACATCTTCACAGACGTGACATTCTTTTGTTATATTTTCTGTTATCTCTGTACGCTTGCAGTATTTTTCCTGTACTTTAGGTACAATCTTTTTACCGCTTCTGAGTTTGTTGTAACCCTCAAGAACTCTGCCGGTCATTGTAAAATATCTGTTTTGGTCGTACATTTCGATGTTTACATCACCTATTTTACCACGGTTACCGGCTTGTGGGAGTTCTCCCTTGCAGATGATGTGGATACCTGTGCCGGAATGAGATATTTCCGTGTAAGAGCCTATTTCCTCTATTATGTTCATTATCTCACTGTCCACACAGCCGTCCTCATCTATACAATGGTCGAAGTCTATACCCATTATACCATATCCGAGAGCAAAACCGATACCGACATCTGAATGAGTTTCCTTTGTAATAAGTGCTGTCTGATAATCTGACAGGTTATCGGGGTTTGTTACATCTATGGGTTTTACTCCGTTAAGCGGTGACAGAGGTATTTTGTTTGACAGGTCATAACACAGCCACCTGTTTATTTTTCTTAATTCAGCAGGAAAACCCATACTACTCACCTCTTTCTATTCTTAATGTGCTGAACAGGTTATCTAGTTTCTTCAGATTATCTTCAGACGGTGTGGATACATTATTCTCCCATTTAGCTATAGTGTTAATTGATACACCTATTGCTTTTGCTATATTCATCTGAGTAAGATTGTATTTCTGTCGCATAGCTTTAAGGTTGCTCATATACATCAACTCCTTTCTTTATATTAATGGTAACCAACATTACCAACACCAACAACAACTGATACCGCTATTATAATATAGAGGAAACTGCTTGTCAATCGAAAAATTGGAAAAAATATTGGAAAAAAGTGTTGACAACATTACCAATAGGGTATATAATGGGTACATCAAATGAACGGAGGAACAGATTATGAAACGTTGTGTTGTAGTTGAAGATTGTATAGTGTTCACAGGAACATATGAGGAATGTTTAGAATACTGTGTGAAAGGCGGACTTGTGATTGAAAGTCTTACAATGGGTTACGAGTTTCTGCACGATGTAGCAATAGTGTAAAGGAGGTAAATATGATAGAAGTAAGATACCATTGCAGACATTTATCTAATGCTGAAGATAAAAGATGTAAACTCACTGAAGAAGATGTTGTTGAACTTAAAGAAATGTATAATAGCGGTGATTATCTGATGAAAGAACTTGCTGAAATTTTTGCGGTACACGTTGATACGATACGTTTTTATCTGCACCCTAAAATCAGACGTAAGAAAAACAATCAGGCGGCACGTCACTATTATAAAAAGAAAGGAGAAGTAAAGAATGAGTAGTAATAAAGTAGGACTGATTTGCAGTATAGCAATGCTTATAGTAACAATCTTGCTATCCACAAACAATATAATGCAGTCGATGAAATTAAAAGAAGCAAATGAAAGACTTTGTAATTTGGAAACGGTTGTGTTGGAACTAGAAAATGAAAACTATAGTCTTGATGAGTTTCAGAATCAGACCTATTACAATATAAATCTCTCACAAGACCTACAAGAGTATACATTTATACAGTGTATAAAGTATGATGTAGACCCGGTACTGGTACTGGCGGTAATGAAAACAGAGAGTGGCTTTAATGCCGATGCTGTATCTGAAACAAATGACTATGGTATTATGCAGATAAACGCTTGTAACCATCAGTGGCTCTCAGATGCTTTCGGTGCTGATATAGACCTGCTAAATGCTAAAGACAATATTAGATGTGGCGTATATATGCTGTCTAAAATAAAGTATCCTACAAGAGAGCAGAAACTAATGACTTATAATATGGGTAGTGTACACGCTAAAGCATTGTGGGAAAAGGGAACTTATACCACAGATTACACAGATAAAGTTATTGATAATATGAAGTATATACAGAAGAAAGAGGTGATTATGTAATGAAAATACAAATTGCAGGTAGAGTCAAGGGAGAACTTAAACATATAGCAAAAGGAACAGCTATTGTTTATGAGGGACATCTTATGCTTGTAACTGATGAAGTAGAAAACAAAGGCATAGTATGTGTGGAGTTAGCTACCGGGACAACACATTTGATAGATAGAGAACAATGCGTAGACGAAATTGAGGTGAAAATAATAGCTTACACTAACTATGATACACTGTATGCAGAAAGGAGAGAATAATGTTATTGAGTTTTGTAGGTAGTGGTATTGTATCTATACCATTAAGTGATATAAAAGCAGGACAAACTGTAGTTCATGACGGTATGCTGTTTATTGTAACTGATGAACCGCAAAGTGATGTACCTTGTGATGTAATGTGTATCAGGTTATCTACAGGAGAATCACTTACCTTATCTCTTGATGATAAGGTAATACCTGTTGATACAGGAGTGACTATCCTATCAGCGGATAGTAGTTTACTTTATAGGGAGGATATATAATAATGATAGCTAATTTATTAGAAAAAATATCAGAGCTTGAACAGCAGATAGCTACATTAAAAGCTGAGGTTGAAAAGAAAGAAAAAGAAAAAGACCCGAACAAAAGGTGGAGAGCTGAAGAGGGTTGTGTATATTGGTTTGTAGTTGGTGTTGCAATATGTGATTGGAGACACGAATATAATCAAAATATTGATATATTTAATTATGACACACATAATTATTTTCAAACTGAAGAAGAAGCAAGAGAATATGCTAAAGTGCTTGAAACAGAAAGACAGTTAAAGAGATTTGCTGATGAGCATAACGATGTGATTGATTGGAGTAATAGTTTGCCTAAATGTTGTTTGTCCTATAACTATGATACACAATCAATATCTATAGATTCTGCTTGGGCAAGAAGAGAGCCGAGAGTTATATATTTTTCATCAAGAGAAATTGCACAACAGGCAATAGATAAAATCGGAACAGATAAGATTAAAGAGTATCTTACATATGAATGGTAGGTGATATAATAATGAGCGATACATATTATAGAGACAGAGAAATAAAGTTCGTATTATCAGACTGTGTGGGTACTGGTTCAGAGTGTGACAAGGTGCTTTATAGTACGGTAGAAATATACATAAGTGATAATAACGAAACATCACCTGTTGTTGTAGGTGATACATTACAGGAAGCAATTAAACAGTTTGACAAATGGTGTGCTAATCATCATATAGGAAGTGAGGTGAAATAATGACGAACTTTGAAAGATACAAAGATGATATATATTTAATATTAGAACAATGGGAAAATATAGCTTTTGATAAAGATATGAAAAAGGTTGTGTCTTGCTCATCAGGCTTCAAGTGTAAAAACTGTCAGTTTTCATATCAGTACAATGAGTATCAGTATTGTAATGTGAATAGGATAAAATGGTTGGTTGCAGAGTATGTTGAACCTGTAGAACCCGAAATTGATTGGTCTAAAGTTCCTGTAGATACGCCTGTACTAATTTCTGTAGACGATGAAATTATTTACATTAACAAGTGACAAGTTACCCACAGAAAGTGGCTATTATGTGGTAATTACAAAATGTAATTGGATTGAGACATATCTATATAGTAATAAATACAGTGTGTTTAATGCACACGATTCTAACAGTGAAGATGAAGCGAATAAATACGCAATACCCGTTATAGCTTGGTGTCCGTTGGAGGATTTTATGAAAGAAATAGGTTACGAGGTGGAATAATGAAGTATAGAAAGAAACCAGTAGTAATAGAAGCGTTTAATTATGACGGAGATTTAATGGACAAATACGGGAATTATTATGTTCCTCAGTGGGCAGTGGAAGCGTATAAAACTGGAACACTGTTCTATGGTTGTGGAGTGAACGGAGGTGAATTGTTTATAAACACACTTGAGGGTGTTCATCACGTTAGCGTAGGAGATTATATTATCAGAGGCGTAGCAGGTGAACTATATCCTTGCAAGCCTTACATATTTGAACAGACATATGAGGAATGGAGTGAGTAGGAATGAAATTAATAGAAACAAATAAATGGTGTATAAGTGCCGATGGGGAATTTTTCTCTGATGTTTACGATAGCAAAGAGGAAGCGATAGAAAGTATAAAAGACGATTATAATCGTGACGAGGGTTATATCGGTAGGTGCGTTAAAATCGAATTTACCGAAAAAGATATATTGGATTTTGAAATATCTTATAGGCTGAGAGATTCTTTATACGATGAAATAGGTGAATTAGCAGAAGATTGGAGTTTCACTGATGAACAGCGTGAAGAAATCTATCGGATAGTTGCAAAAGCTGTTATTGATTATATCAATAAGAACAATCTGCAACCACAAAGTTATAAAGTTGTAGACATAGAATTTATTGAGGTAGGTGAACAGGAATAACGAGATTAATATATGCTGACAGATTAAAAGAAGTGTTAGAGAAGAATTTCGCTCATACAGGTGGAGTAGAAGTAATGAGTCAGATAATTGACAAACAGCCGACAGCTTACGACATAGACAAGGTTGTGGAACGGTTGGATAAAGCAAGCGATTATTATGAATGTGATGAGCAGGGTAGAGAGCGTGTGCAAATGATTGATTTAGCAGATGCTATTGAGATAGTGAGAGGTGAGCAGGAATAATGATACCAAGAGCGAAGAAGCCTAAAAAGAAGTCTATTCACAAGCCGACTAAAACACCATACGAATATGTAAAGGCAACAAATTTCCTTAACATATCCGCAATGGTGAGAACCCTTGCTACGGTGTATGAATGGGATAAGGAACAGATAGACGAATTTATGGAATCTCATATGGCTCTGCTACAGGAGATTTCAGACCATAGATGTAATATAAAACAGTTTGTTAAAGACACCGAGGAACTTACCGGTGTGAATATAACAGAACTGATTGACAAAACTTGTGAGGTGATAGAATAATGATTATGATGTTGAACTACCACAACCCCTGTAACCCCTGTATTAATTGTGGAGGTGAAGCTGAGGTTATACTAACGCTATATAATGTAACTATATATGAAAGTAAAATTGTAAAAGGAGTACGTTGTTTGAAATGTGGTAGAACTGTGGTAAGAGAAACTGAAGAAGCGTCTATAAATGCGTGGAACAAAATAAACAAAAGGAATGATGAACGATGAAACTATATGAACATCAGAAAACAATTTTAAATCTTCTGACAACTCACAGACAGTTTGCGATATTCGCAGAACAGGGGACAGGTAAGACATTACCTGTTCTCTATCACATAACAAATCTTTATATGTCGGGAAAGATTAAAAATGCCCTTATAGTCGCTCCACTATCCGTATTGGGCAGTTGGTCTAGGGACATAGAAAAACTCCCTAAGAGCCGAAAAGAAGCCGCTTTAGAGTGCATTGAGGTTATCAACTATGATAAGGTGTGGAGACGAGATAAATACAAAGGTCAATTTGACGTGGTTGTACTTGATGAAGCACATAATATCGTCAACAGACAGGCTAAACGAAGCATATGGGCGATTGGTACTAAGCGTAAGAAAAACCCCGTCATAGGAGTAAACAGACGCTCTGAGTATCGTTATATACTCACAGGTACACCACTTGATAAAGGTAAACTGGAACAGTTCTATACTCTTATGGATTTTCTTGTGCCGGATATATGGGGAAGCTATAAGGAGTTTTCTGCAAGGTATCTTATTGAACGGCAGATACCGGGAACATTTGTAAATTTCGTAGTCGGTTACAGACATCAGGACGAACTGCTTGATATAGTGGCTCAAAGGAGTTTCCGTATACTGAAAAAAGAATGTCTTGACCTGCCGGAAAAACTACCGCCGGAAATCATAGTGTGTGAGAATAAAGAGAAAAAACTGTATAAAGAAGCAGAACAATCTTATATATGGGACTTGCAGATGAACTTTGCAAACCCACTTGTTAAACTGGCGAAGCTAAGACAGATTGCAAGCGGATTTATAATAGACGATGAGGGAGAAGTTCACGATTTGAAGTGTCAGAAGTATTCTATACTGGAGGAACTTGTTACCTCAATACTGCCGAGTAAGGTAGTAATCTTTGCCAATTTTAAATATTCTATTAGTAAAATTGCCAAAATGCTTGACAAGCAGAAGATAAAGTATATTATATTAGATGGAGACACAAAAGATAAACTTGTTTGGAAGAAGTTTCAGTCTGATGAGGATATAAAAGTGTTTATCGGACAGTATCAGAGTGCCAAAGAGGGTATAGACCTCTTTGCAAGTACACACGTTATTTACTTTGAACCTTGTCAAGATACAAGAACTTTGGCTCAGTCACAGGACAGATGTCACCGTATAGGTGTCAGAGAGCCTGTGAATTATTATCATCTGCTCACAGAAAAGACTGTAGATGAAAGTATCTATCACCTACTTGAAAAGGGTGAAAGTCTCAATCAGAATTATTGCAGACAGATAGTGGAACAGGGTTATTTTGAATACTAGAGAAAGGAGTACCGTGTATGAGTGATGTAATTAAAGTAAGTAGAAAAATGGATAAGATGTACAGAGTGGGTCTGCCGGAAGATGTAAGAAAACATCTGAACATTAATGTAGGTGACTTTGTAGATTTTGTTATGGATACTGATAAGAACTATGTAACAATCCGTAAACAGAGCATAGAAGAAAACTACGAAGAAATAACCGAATAGAAAAGAGGAAGTAACAGATGAAACAATGGGAAGAAAAATTATGGTTCTATGACTTTGAGGTTTTTGAGCAGGACTGGCTACTTTGTCTGAACTCATATCTTGAGCCGGACAGGTGGGAAGTGTTCCACAATGACTGTAAGGCTGTTCAGAAGTTCATAGAAGAAAATGACATACTGATGTGTGGCTATAATAACAAATGGTACGACCAGTATATCCTTAAAGGTGTTCTCTGCGGTTATGATACATTTGTCATAAAAGAAATCAATGACTGGATAATAGCTGACGGACAGCAGGGTTGGGAGTATCCGTTTGATTACTGCGAACTCCCACCGCAGATGGATTTGATTCTTGACATCGTACCTAGAAAATCACTTAAGGAGATTGAGGGTAACTTAGGTCTTGATATTACTGAAACAACGATAGACTTTACCGATAAGCGTAAGTGGACTAAGAAGATGTTTGAAGAAATTCTGTATTACTGTAAGGCTGATGTGTCGGCTTTAAGACCGCTTTACGAGATGAGAAAGAACTATATTCAGACAAAGATTGACATAGCAAGAGAACCTGATAGCGGTCTTGATGAAAGCAAAGTTATGGGTATGACTAATGCTAATGTAGTAGCAGACTTCTTAGGTTGTGAAAAAATTAATATTGATTTAGATGAAAAATATGAATTTCCTAAGAATATTGATATTACTGAAATCAGAGAAGATATTGTGAACTTCTATGAGAATATGTCACCTAAGTATAATTATGATGGAAGTATTAATGAAGATGCTTCACCATCATATCATACCGTGATTGCCGACTGTCCGCACAAACTGGGTTTTGGTGGACTTCACGGAGCAAGACTTAATTACTTTGAGGATACATCTTCGGGAAAAAGACTGATACTTAACTACGATGCTTTCTCATTTTATCCGTCAATAATGCTCCTTAATAATCATCTGTCGAGAGCAGTGCATTATGTGGATAAGTTCAGACATCTGTATGAAGAAAGAAAGGACAGTAAGTTTAATCCGGACTCTACAGTACCAAAGGAAAAAATACCTACAATCAAGCTTGTAATGAACACGATGTACGGGGTTAGCGGTGCAAAATTCAATAAGGCATATGACCCTTTGCAGTGTAAGAGTGTATGTGTTGATGGTCAGATTTCTCTCATCAGTCTGATACTGGAACTGGAAAAACAGATAGACAACTTCATACTGATACAATCCAACACAGACGGTATTATGTTCTCAATAGACGAAGAAAACTATGCACACTGCGTTTCTGTAATTAAAGAGTTTGAAAACAAAACCGGCTTCATTATGGAAGAAGATAGAATATCTAAGGTGTGTCAGAGAGATGTGAACAACTATCTGATTGTTATGGACAACGGTAAAATCAAATGCAAGGGTAAGCTGTTTGCCCCTCTCAATAAGGGTAAATACGAAGCCAATTCAATGAAGATTGTATCCACAGCATTGCAGGAGTATTTTGTAAACAGTACACCTGTAGAAGAAACGATAAATGCCTGTGATGATGTTGAACACTATCAGATGATTGCAAAGTGCGGTCATACATATAACGGCGGTATGTTGCAGTATATGAATGGTGATTATCCTGTTCAGTTGCAGAAGTGTAATCGTATATTTGCAGGTAAACTTGAAAATTACGGTTATGTTTATAAGGTTAAATGTGATACTGAAAGCTACAATGTGAGACGAAGTGCAAAAAAGCTAGGTGAAAGAGCATTAGCCAACAGACCGGGTTGGTCTTACATAGGTCAGTCTGATGACGGTAAATATGAGTATAGTGAAAAACGGTTAAAGCACCCGTTTATGGACGGTGAATATATAACCACAATGAGTAAGGTTGCCGATTGTCCACCTCACCCACAAATTGCAAATAATTTATCTGAAATTAGTATTGACAATATTGACAAGGTGTGGTATATTGAATATACGTTAAAACACATTGAGAAATTTAAAGGAGATGATAAGATGACAAAGAAAGCAGACGAAAAAGTTAAGGTTGAAGAAAAGCAGGTCGCCGCTGTTTCACCTGCACCTGTAGGTGAACCCATACCGGTTTCACCTGAAACAGTTACAATGGTTACGCAGGATATGATACAGAATAACAGTGAGAACCGACTCAAATGGCTCAGCAAGTATCGGAATATGAGAAAGTTCTTCACTGAAAGCGAACTCTTAGCTGACGGATATAACAGTCAGCAGAAGTATGAGTACGTTAAAGGTGATACATACAGACAGGCTTTAAACGATGCTTGCCTTGAGTGTGGTATGGAGTATTTCTTTGAGTTTACATACGCTGAACAGATTGAACTTAAATCCGATAAGATGATTCTTACAAGAATACACGCTATGATAACTTTGGTGGATATTGAAACAGGTTTTATGAGAGCTTTCGTTATTATAGCAGATGGTTCAGATAATATGGATAAGGGTATTTACAAGGCTGAAACAATGGGTATCAAAGCCTTTGTACAGACCAACTTCTTAAAGGGTAGAACTGTTGATGCTGAAGATGGTAACGGTTACACAAAACCTGCGACACTGGAAATCAATAATCACAAACCTGTTCCGGCAGAAACAAGAGCAGAGATTAAAAAGGAACTGACATCAAATCCGGAAGTAGCAAGCAGTGATTATCTTGATAAGATTGTAGCGGCAGTTTTAAAGGTTAGAGAAACAGACCCTAACTTCTTAGCTGATACAGACCTTTCAGCAGTTAATGACGGAACTATTTCACAGGTTGATGCCGTGGCTCTTTATTGCAAAATTGAAGATGAAGCAGACGAAATGGGTATAGAAATTTAAAAGAGAGGTGAAAAATATGGCAGACAATATAAAACAGCGACTCACAGATAAGGAATGTGAGATAATCATAAAAGATACAGTAACTCTTATAATGATGAATTATATTCTAGGTGACGGAGAATATTTATGTCCTATGAGTGATGTTAAAGCCAAAACATATGCTGTGGTTGCAAAAGTGATTAATGATATAGAATTTGGTATAAGCAATGTATCGCAGTTACTGGTTGAGTCTCTCGCAAGTTCTATGTTAAGAAAGGAAATATGCAGAAAAGAAAAGGAGATTATAGAAAATGACAACAAACAGAGCGACAAATAAACCTAAGACATTCACAAGAGAAGAACTTGTGAATATGATAAAGGCACAGGTATTAAATGGTGTTTTAAACGAAATAATTGTACTTGATGACGGTGATATTCGTGAGGGTAAAGATGATGCTTTACTAAAAGAAGCTAAAGATAGAATCCTCAACATACTTGATGAAGTGATTAACGATGTAAAGGAAATTGAAGAAGTAATTGAACTTCTTATAGAATCAACAATATCAACTAAGTTAATGGTAACTGCACAGGAAAGGGTGAGAGAAGATAATGAAATGGAATTATAACGAAGATAAAACTGCTGTGGTTTTAGATAAACCACCTCGCAGTAAACTGAAAATTACAGGTACGAGGTTTGCTTCAATCTGCGGTTTCAATGACTGGTCTACACCGTTCCAGTCTTGGTGTGAAATAACCAAGACTGCTAAACTGCCTTTTGAGAGTACCATCTACACAGAAGCCGGCAGAGCCATAGAGCCGAAAATCATACAGTATCTGAAAGACACAATCTCAAAGAGGGTAACTTCTCCTGAAGAATATTTCGGTAATCTTTATGAGAGTGTAAAGTATGACTTTTACAAAGATGCTTCTAAAGTTTTCGGCGGTATGTGGGACGCTGTAATCACGAAACCTAACGGCGATATTAAAACCATTATAGAAATCAAAACAACCAAGAGAGTTGAGGACTGGCTTACAGCTCCACCGGTGTATTATATGATGCAGGCTTGTCTGTACGCTTACTTAGAGGGTGTGGACAACGTAATAATGGTTGTAGCGTTCCTCGAAGATGAGGATTACGGTCACCCTGAGAAGTTCGTACCTACGACAGACAATACTAAAGTCTATATGTTCAACCTCTCAATGGTTGAAATAGGCGGCAAACCATTTACTGAGTTTATAAAGTATGCTGAGGACTGGTGGAACTATTATGTACTGCAGGGTGTATCTCCGGAGTTCGATGAAAAAAGAGATGCTGACATTCTTAAGGAACTCAGAAAGACTGAACCTGTTGAAGCAGACGGTCTGAGCGATAAAATCAAGGCTGTGATGCGACTTACAGAGCAGGTTGATACAATCAAGCGTGACTGCGGTTTAGACGGTTTAGAAAAGCAAATAAAGGCTCTGAAAGCTGATATAAAAGCAGAACTGATGTCGCAAATGGGTGAAAACGATACAAACATCAAATATGAAAATGCTGAAATAACCAAAGGTGATGATAAGGTCGAAGCTGACGTTGAAGCACTTATAGCTGACGGTCTTGATAAATACCTTATCACGAAACCGGGCAGTTACACATTAAGGTTTAAAAAGGAGTGATATGTATGAAAAGAATATTTGCTAAAACAGCTATTGAATGTATCGGGTTTGTGAAAAACGAATATGCGGACAACGTAGATGTGTTTGACAAATACGCAAAGATATTGAGCGGTGTTGTAGCTGTTGATGATAGAATTGATTTATCCGATGAGTATATCGTCAACGCATCAAAAGAATTTGTTAATGAAATGTGTGATAGATTGTGGTATGCTGAAATTCCGGCATATGAAATCGTATATAAGATGCACAAGATATGCTCGGCTATGACAAATCTTTATAAATATGCAGGAATACCTGTAGAATTTAGTTATACGATTGAAAAACCGATTACGGTTTTCTAAGTTAATAAAATAAAAAGAAAAAAGAAAGGAACAAAACAAAATGAAAGTAAAATTAACAGAGGGAACATTCACACTTATGAGAGAGGGTGAACAGGTATTAAGAGTTATATCAGCAGAGGGTAAGCCTAAGAACAGACCTAAGAACTTAGAAATGAAGTTTGAAAATGCCTACGGTGAAACTGTATCAAACACATATCAGCTTGACGGTTCAAACGAAAAGGCTATGTTCGTTACATCATTTATGTTAAAGGCTTTACTGGGAGATATTAAGGAATTTGATACTGATGATATTCCTACCCTTGTGGGTAAATGTGTGAGAGTTGAGATTATTCACACAGATGTTGAGTCCAAGAAAGAGGACGGTAAAATGCTGACATTTGCTAACATCGGTAAAATCATCGGTTCAGCTTCAGAAAGTGAAATGCCTGTATCAGAAAGTGTAGAACCGACAGATGCTGTAGATGAAGCACCACCTGCAAGACCTAAACTGTAGGTGATATTATGAATCAGGAGAATAAAAAGATTCTCCGCAGTGCTATTATTCACTACGGACAGGTCAGCCAAGTTGACCAGTCCGTAGAAGAAATGGCTGAACTGATACAGGCACTCAACAAGTTTAAACGCAAACACAAACGAAAAGAGGACACTGTACCGGTTCAGATTAATATTGCTGAAGAAATAGCCGATGTGGAGATAATGCTTGAACAGCTAAAGATAATATTCAAATGTTCCGGACAGGTTGATATATGGAGACGAAAGAAACTCCGCAGACTTGCCGATAATATAGCAAAGGACAAAATGAATGAAAGAAAAAGTTCTCGAAAAAGAGGTAGACCGGTATCTGAAAAGTCTGAATGATTGTTACTTTGTGAATATACACGGTAACGGTATTCAAAGAGCCGGAGTACCGGACAGACTGATTTGTTATAAAGGTTTCTTTGTCGGTCTTGAACTCAAAAGACCGGACGGTAAGGGAAAAGAAAGTAACAGGCAGAAAATTGAGGGAAACAAGATAATAAACGCAGGTGGCATATATGCCTGTATAGATTGCTTATCAGACCTAAAAGATATAATATGGAGCATAGATGCCACTGATAATGACTTTCAGATGCTGAAATAAAAAAGTATGTACCAAAATAGGTACATACTTTCTTTTTAAGATTTATACATTGACTGTAAAATCTTAATCTCTTTTACTTCCTCAATAATTTTCTCGTGTTCCCAATTGTAAACAGCTTCCATTGCTTCAGGTGGTTCTCCGTGTTCCTTACGGTAATTCTCAATAATCTTCACAACAGCACTGTGGAGCATATCCATATGATTGCTTTCCTGTAGTGAGAGATTGTTGTACATATCGGCAAGACTTCTGTCCTCATCACGATACTTCAAAGCACATTCAATATATTTGTTTGCATCTTTAACCTCATCGTGTATCTGAGACACCAATTCTTTTATGATTTTCATACTAGCAACCTCCACAACCGCATACATTCATAGGCAGGTTCTCCACAATCAGATACGAGTTCGCACCGTTTACAACATAATATCCTCTGTACTTTCTTCTCGTTCTTAAATCCGAACCGGTCACAGGTAAGCTGTACTTATTGTAAACAGGTATGTTTGCACCGTTGATTGTAACCTGTACAGGCAGAGTTTCCCCGGCTGTCGGAATGTTCTGACAAATTACAAAACATACTCTCTGTAACGAAACTATACCGTTTGGATTGTCTGCAAGTGTCAGCAACAGATTTTCACCCGATACCGCCACATTTGAAGTTCTGTGAAAATTAACACATTTACTCATAGTAATCTCCTTTCTCAAAGAGGGAGTTAAAACCCCCTCTGAAGTTTAATAGCAACCACAACCTCCGCAGTTATATCCGGCTCTAGTTGTAAGTGGTGGGTTAGTTACGAAGCTACCCAGTGTGTCAAGCAGGTATCTGTTCTGAGCGTCCTGTGAGATAGTAAGGTTTGCTTCCTGCAGTTTATCTCTGAGGGTCTGAATCTCATTATCTCTGATTAATGCTCTAGTTGCTTCACCCTCAATGTGGATAGCCTGTTTTGTCTCGCAACAGCAGTTTTCCATCTGATGTGATAGTTCGCATAATCTCTGCTGAAGTGCGAAATCACCCTGCTGAATGGTGTTGCTTAAAGCAAAGTTACCCTGCTGAATTGCGTTGTTGAGAGCATAAGTGGAATCACAGATTCCGTTACCCAGTGAATCAAGTTTTGATTCTATAAACTGGTTGTCAAATCCTCTCTGAATTTCTGAGTCAGTGAAAGCATTACCTCTGCCGTTTCCACCCCAACCGTTAGTACCGAACATAAACAGGAACAGTATGATTATCCACCAAGCACCGTTGCCGGCAAAATCAGCGTTACCGTCTGTTGCGGCTTTAATATCCGCTAAGCTATAGTTTTCCATATTAAATCTCCTTTCTTAATATGATTAATTTATTCACACAGCTTTATTGCTGTATGTTACTTTAAGAACTGACTGAACATCTGAGCCTGTTGTTTTAACTGCTCAAACTGAGCCTGTGACATCTGACCGTTGTTAAGCAGTTGCATAACAGTCTGTTGTGGGTCGCCTGTGAACTGTTTCTTGAATTTCATAAATTCACCTATCATACTCATAGGGTTATTTTGATTTTGAGGATTTTGCATTAACGGGTTCATCTTTTACCTCCTTACTGGCTATCATAGCCGTGAGAGCTTCTATTTTAGCTTCTAAGCCGCTGAACTGCTCTTTAGTGATAAATTGCTCGGTAGATATATTTTCGTCCGTCTTAAAGGGTATTTCTTTGAACTCAAAAGCTTTGGTTGTACATATACCCATCTCGTTTGCTTCTTTAAGGTAAAACACCGGCTTGTTCGTGTTCATAAACCACACTTTGACGTTAGGTTGTACGGTTGTGTTTCGCACTTCACTGTCATCATTTACATTTATCCAGTTGACATTGTTTTGCGGCTGAATGGACTGTTTCTGCTGTTGCTGTAACATATCCAACCTGCTCATATAATTCTGTCTAGGGTTAAACGGCATCTGTGGCATTACATCTTGATAATTCATAACAACCTCCTAAATTCAATTCTCTGATTGTCAGATATTCGTCTAATTCGTCTAATGAGTCAGTTGCCTTGTGTCTGAGATATATGTTTTCAGCTTCAAGCCGACTATATCCCATATCAATTAATCTGTTTACCAAAGCACTGTCTGTGTCAGGTACAGAAATATAACCCATAGTAACAAGTTCCTGTATTACTGAAGTAACAAGATGTACAGGCAGTGTGGACAGATATTCACTCTGACCGATTATAACTACAGTATTATTCATTTACCAGCACCTCCTATACCTATATTTAAGCATAATAAAAGAACCTCAAAGGTTCATAAAAGTATCTTTAAAGGTTCATTATAGTATCATATATTTTCTTTAAGGCAGTCTTGTGTTTTCGTTTGACTGTCGGATAAGACATACCGAGAAAATCAGCAAGTGCCTGTAGATTCTTTTGTCGTATATCGTGTTCAAGAATTATAATAAATTCATCTTCAGGAAGTTCGCAATTATCAAGAAGTTTCTTCGCTTTAACTGGTGACACGCTTCTCAGCATTGCTCTCACACTTTGAAGTTCTGTGTCTGAACACAATCTCTTGGGTGAATGTAAGCTAATGCTATAAATGTTGTGAACACAACTGCCCACATTATATTGCATACTATAAGTGCTATAACCCACTTCTTTGCAACTTCATTGCAACCCTTTACATATTCTTTGAACTGTTCCATACTATTTTTCCTTATGTTTACCGTCTACATATGCTTCACAAGCCGCATATATAGCCGCTGAGAATACTGTACAGCAGATACCGATTGTAGCTATAACTTGGTTATCAGTTGCTATACCGGCAATACTTGTACCGAGTGAAGATAAACCTGCACATACCGCAAGCCAAAACTTTCTGCTAGTGAGTTTGTTTCTCATAATAATCACCTCATTTCTCACAATGTTCTTTTAATTTCTCAAGGGTTTTCTTCCCAAACGAACCGTCTATCACAAGACCTACAGCCATCTGAAAACCCTTTACAGCATCTACGGTGTTATTACCGTATGAACCATCTATATCGTCTTTATAAAGATTACACCACGCTAGGAATTTCTGTATTCTAGTCACATTCTTTCCTGTGTTACCTTTCTCGTAGTAACCTTTTCTCGGAAGTATAGGTACTTCTCCTTTGTAATGATAAGGTATCTTGGATTTATAATACCTGCCGTTTGTCAAAGCCATTATAACGTGGGTTTTCTCATTGATGATAATATCACCTCTTGCAAGGAACTTATCACTCTTAAGTAAGTCAGAATCAGTGTATTTCTTAAACTGTCCCGTAGCCATTAATACATTAACCATATTTCCTGTATAGATGTTTGGACTAACCTTTATACCCACACAGTTTAAAACTGTCGATATAAGCTGTGAACAGTCTGTTTCAACTCTAAGTCTTAATTTCTTATAATTCCATTTCAGCTTTTTTAAAGCGTTATAAACCGTCTTTCTA